TACAGAATTCGATACTGTATTGGATCTTCTAAACTTTAATAATTATGGTCATGATATTTTTCGCAGATGGTACATTGAAGGAAGATTGTATTATCATATTATGATAGATGAAAATGACCCAAAACGTGGTATTGTAGAACTCCGAAGTTTGGATGCTACAAAAATTAAAAAAGTCAAACAAGTCAAACAAGAAAAAACGGCAGATCCTAGAGAAGCAAAAATAAGTATAATTCCTACGTACACTTATAATGATGCCGGATTGCACAATCGATCCTCTTCTGGTATTATAATTTCGGGTGATAGTATTGCATATTCCACTTCTGGTTTATTAAATCCTCAAAAAAATACAGTAATGTCTTATCTTCATAAGGCAATCAAACCACTAAATCAACTCCGAATGGTAGAAGATGCAGTTGTTATCTATCGTATATCACGAGCACCAGAACGCAGAATTTTCTATATCGATGTAGGAAACTTACCAAAACTAAAAGCAGAACAATATATTCGTGACATCATGACACGTTACAAGAACCGATTGGTTTACGATTCGGATACTGGTGAAGTCAAAGATGATCGCAGACATCAATCAATGTTGGAAGATTACTGGTTGCCTCGTAGAGAAGGTGGTCGGGGAACAGAAATAACTACACTTCCTGGCGGAGAAAATCTTGGTCAATTGGAGGATGTAGAATACTTTCAACGAAAATTATACAAAGCAATGCATGTTCCTGTCTCACGACTTGAAGCAGAATCGGGATTTTCTTTGGGAAGAGAAAGTGAAATTACAAGAGATGAATTGCTTTTCAGTAAATTTATCAAAAAGTTGCAGACAAGGTTTTCACTTTTGTTTGATGAAATAATGGAAAGACAGTTAATTCTGAAAAATATTATGACCGCTGCAGAATGGGCCAAGATTAAAGACAAGGTTCATTACAGGTTTGAAAAGGATCATTACTATTCAGAATTTAAACATCAAGAAACTATGTCTCAACGTTTAGATCTTGCAAGAAACTCAGAAGAATATGTTGGAAAATATTATTCTAAAGAGTGGTTCCGAGCAAATATTCTCAGACAAACAGCGGCAGAAGTTGAGAAACAAGATGAATTGATTGCAAAAGAAGCAGAAGAAGAGGGTGGAGGTGAAGAAGAAGGTGGAGAAGAAGAATATTAGAGGGTTACACCTTTAAAAGTTTATAAATATTAATAGATAATTTTTGGAGATAAAAATGGCAGAACAAGAAGTTCAACAAGATTTTAAGACAGTAGATATTATAGATTATTCAATGCAAAGTAGTCCTACACAGGTTCATGATGCATTTGATCAGATAATCACAAGTAAGGTGATAGATGGATTGGAAACCAGAAAACGAGAAGTTTCTGCCAGAATGTTTTCAGATAAAGAAGAAATTTCAATCGAAGAACCAGAAGTAGAGGTTCAGGCTGAACCAGAACCAGAAACAACGGAGACACAATGAAACTATTAGCCGCAAAAACTGCCACAACTGCTACAGAATTGAGTTTGGGTAAAGCAACAGCGGTTGCAGTTTACGCATCAGCGATTACAATCATTTCAGTAGTTGAAAATGATGGAACTGAAGGAGGAACAGGTGGAACAGTTCAAGGTTCTGTTACTGTACCAGCCGCTTCATTGACCATTATTCATAAAGATTCGGATCAGTTTTTATTGACAAATCAAACAAACGGCACTTATACTAAAATCGCTTCTTCTGGAATTTGATGAAAACATACAAAGAGTTTAGAAAATCAATAGGTTTTCCTGTTAAAGAGAGAAAAGTCGAAGAGGTAATTCGGTCAGAAAAACCCCTGAAAGAAGATGTTGTAGATCAATTGAGATCTGTTGTAAAAAAGAAAAAAGAATCGGATATTAAGTTTAAAAGTGGTACTACAGTTCCAATTGACCCCGAATCCGCAAAAACTATTCTGAAAACCTTTGACACACTAAATAGTTCTAACAAGAAAAAAATGCAAGATAACATGAACAAAGATACAAAATCTTTCTTAAAAATCTTGGATTTTGCATTCAGTAACGCAAAATAGGATAGACAAATGAAACTTATATGCGAATTACAAGAATCTGTAGAGTATGAATTAATTGAAGAAGGTGCTAAACCTAAGCAGTACTTCATTGAAGGTATCTTCATGCAGTCTGAAAAAAAGAATAAAAACGGTAGAGTATATCCTTTAGATGTTCTTGAAAATGAAGTAAATAGATATGTCAAGGAATATGTAGAACCAAAACGTGCCTTTGGAGAACTTGGACACCCTGACGGCCCGACAGTTAATTTAGATCGTGCATCACATATGATCACCTCTTTAGTAAAAGAAGGTAAGAATTTTGTTGGGCGTGCAAAAGTTTTAAATACACCAAATGGACAAATTGTTAAGTGTTTGATTGATGAGGGTGCAAGACTAGGTGTTTCTTCAAGGGGAATGGGAACATTAAAACCAGATGCAAAGAACTCTCAGATTGTACAAAAAGATTTCTATCTTGCAACCGCAGCAGACATTGTTGCAGATCCATCAGCACCTAATGCTTTCGTAGAAGGTATTATGGAAGGAAGAGAATGGATTTGGGATAATGGACTTTTGCGTGAACAGGATATAGAACGGGCAAAGAATAATATTCTAAAAGCCTCTTCCAGAAAACTTGAGGAAGTAAAAATAAACGAGTTTAAAAATTTATTATCAAAGTTGTGATATTATAAATATTACTACAGTAAACGAAATATACCATTAACTATTAGGAGTATCAAGTTCTATGGAAAATACAACTCAAGAAGAAATTCTGGAAGAAACTGAGCAAGAAGGACTTGTTGAAGCTCCAGAACAAATTGAAGAAGACAAAGAAGAAATTGTTGCAGAAGCACCCAAAGCAAAAGTCAAAGAAGATGATGATGAAGAAGGTGACGAAGATGACGAAAAAGATGATGATGACGAAGAAGAGGAAGATGAACAGGTAAAGAAAGAGGAAGTTAAAATTCCTTCTACTAAATCTGCTATGATTAAAGCCCTTTTCGATAAAGTCAATGGTCTGAAGAAAGAAGAAGTTTCTGCGAAGTGGAAAAATCTTATGGATGTTGCAGAAGCAGAAGATTTAGGTGGAGAAACAGTAGATGATGCAACACCAGAAGGTGATACAGGTAAAATAGGTAAAAAGAAAAAGAAAATTAAAATTTCCATGCCTGAAATCAATGTTAAAGAAGATATCGATGCATTGGTTGAAGGTGAAGAACTTTCAGAAGAATTTAAGACTAAAGCTTCTACTATCTTTGAAGCCGCAGTTCACCAGAAGGTAATGGAAATTGCAACTGTAAAGATTGACGAACTCGAAAAAGAGTATCAGTCAAATCTTCAAGAAGAGATTGTTTCATTCCGTGACGAATTGACTGAAAAAGTCGATGGTTATCTCAACTACGTAGTTGAAGAGTGGATGAAAGAGAACGAACTTGCACTTGATAGTTCATTGAAAAGTGAACTTACTGAAGAGTTCATAGGCGGACTTAAAAATCTCTTTACTGAACATTATATTGAAGTTCCAGACGAAAAAGTTGACATCGTTGAAAGCCTTTACGACAAGGTTGAAGAACTTGAAGGAAAATTGAACTCTCAAATCGATGATAACGTTCAAGTTACAAGTGAACTTAACGAATATCGTAAGGACAAGATCTTAGAAGAAGTTTGCGAAGACCTTGCAGACACACAATCCGAAAAGATGAAAACTCTCGTAGAGGGTGTTTCTTACGAAAATGATGCAGATGATTTTGAGAATAAAGTTAAGACGATTAAGGAAAGTTATTTCCCAAATCAAACAAAACAGGATGAAAATGTTGAACAGGAAAGTGATGTATCATCTGATGGAGAAGAAGTTTCTGACCCTAAGTTGAACAACATCATGGAAGCATATAGTAAAGCTATTGCTCGTAATTAATAATTTAAATATTTTTTAACAATATAAGGAGTTTAAAAAATGCAACTCTCAGAAACAATTAATAAAAAGTGGGCTCCAGTTCTGGATCATCCAGATCTTCCTAAGATCAGTGATCCATATCGTAGAGCAGTCACCGCTATGTGTCTTGAAAATGTTGAAAAACAATATTCTCAAGATCAAGGTGGTGCAGGACTCTTAATGGAGGCAACCCCTACTACTGTAATGGGTCTTACTGACACATCCGCATCATTAGGTGGTAGTGCTGGAAACCAAACCCATGTAAGTGCCGATTTTGCAGATCCAGTTTTGATCTCAATGGTTCGGCGTGCAATGCCTCAACTCGTAGCATACGATGTTTGTGGTGTACAACCTATGTCCGGCCCAACTGGATTGATTTTCGCACTCAAGAGTCGTGTCAATTCTATGTCAGGTGCGGAAATGCCTGGAGTCAATGCTGACACCGTTGCAAGTGAATCTGGTACGCCAGGACACGCATCGGGTGACTTAGTTAAGACGCCTGGTCTTTTGATCACAGCTGCTGATGGTACTGCACAAACTGGTAACGAATATTCCGCATCAAGTGCTCTGGAAACAGACGGTGGTGAGGGAAATATTGCTGGTGAAATGTCCTTCTCGATTGAGAAGATTTCAATCGCCGCTGGTACACGTGCCCTGAAAGGTTCCTATTCAATGGAACTCGCACAGGATTTACGTGCAGTTCATGGTCTGGATGCA